CCGCCCGCCGTTCTGGGCGGGCGTGACGTCGGACATCAGAGCGGCGGGTCGCCAGATGATTTCATTGTCGAGAATAGGCATGGTTTCCTCTCAAACGGTCATGAGTTTCAATGTGGCGAGGTAGAAATCGCCGGCTTGTGGATTGGCTACCGACACCAGCGGTCGAGCCTCAAAGGCGGGTGCGTCCTGGTGGCGGAACATCACCTGCCGCGACTCACCGCGCAGGGTCAGGGTGTAGACGCCGCCCGGGCTTGCCGCGCGCAGGGCCAGTGCTTCGATCTGGGCGCGAGTGAACCAGCCGGCGTTCGATTCAGATTCCAAGGTGATGGGCAGCCCGGCTTGCAACTGGCCGTAGAACACCACCACCGACCCGTCGAGGGTGCGGCGCACGCTCTGCGCGACGCGGCTGCTTGTCCATTCGTCGGACCAAAGCAGGCCCGCCGGCAGTTGAATGCCGTCCAAGATGATCACGATGGTCTCCTACCGGAACTCGGGCTTGATGTAGTAGAGGAAGCGCGTGCTGACCGAACTGAGCGCAGCGAGGCTGCCCACCTCGACCATGTCGCCGTTCGGCCCCAGCAGGTAGTCGCCCACCTCGAAGCCACCGTTGTCGAGGAAACTGCCGAAGCGCACCGACGGGTGGATGACGATGTTCCGGTAGTTCGACCAACTGGCCGCGTTGTTGGCAATCACCGTCTGGAAGGCGGATCGCATCACCGCATCGTCGATCAGCGTCCCGCCCCGCGTGTAGAAGCGGTCGATCCACAAGACGTTCGAAAACGACTCGGGATAGGTCGGCGGGCTGTAGGTGACCGGCACGAACCAGCGAATGTCATCGCCATCCATCACCACGTATTCGGTGACACCGAGCATTGCCGCCACCTGCTGCATCATCGCGCGGGTGAGCGAGATCGATACCGCCTCCACCGGCACCCAGACGTTTTGTGATCCGTTCCAGGTGAGGCGTTCGCCGTTGATCATGATCGGCGCGGAGAGGCTTCCCCACCCCGAGTAACCGGGCCAAGGGCGCTTGTGCCACGGGCTGCTCCAGTCATACATCGTCGTCTGGTAGCCGGTCACGAAATAGGTCGCCGGATTGATCAGCGGCTGGTAGCTGGGCTTGGTGATCGAGCGGTTGATGCTCGTGATCGCCACCGCATTTAGGTTGTATTGCTGAAGGACGTACTCGTAGTCGTAGCGCCCGTCTGGGGCGTATTTCTTGATCGCGCCCCATTCGGGTTCGTATTGCGGGCCCCAACTGGACAGATCCCAATACCAACGCTGTGTGGCCTTCTTCGCCGGCATATTGGCCGGCGTCGTTTCCGGGTTGTCCGGTGCGGTCAGAAACAGGCTGAACGAGATCGAGCACTGGCCGTTGTACATCGAGATGTAGCTGCTGCCCCAGTTGCCCTGCCAGCCATAATTTGGCGACTGTGGATGCAGCGGGTAGGCATTCCAGTTGGCCATCCCGGAAATCGAAACGCCGCCGGCCAGGTATTTCGTCTCGCCTGGCTCCAGATGCACCCACGCCTGCCAGCCCGAGGCTTGCACCACCAGTCCGACGGCGAAATCGAAGGTGTTGCCCACCTTGATCACGAAGCGGAAGGTGGTGATGTTCTTCATGTCGAACACGGCATCGAACAGGATGCCGGTGCCGTTGGCCGGCCACGGATAGAGCACCGGGCTTCGCGTGTAGGTCACCTCGAACGGCGGGATGATGCCGTCCGTCATTCCGGGCGTGTAGCTGATCAACGAGGGCATGTGCGAAAGCCAGATCGACTTCCACGACATTCGCGTGTCGCCGGAAAGGCCCAACGCGCTGCTGCTCACCGAGCGGCTGTAGGTCTGATAACCGTAGGCCAGCAGGATGTAGCGCATCCGGTAGGTGCCGGTCGTCGGCAGGCCGATGCTGGCCGGATCGAGCGTGTTGAACCAGTAGAACCAGTCCACGTTGTAGTGCCGGATGATGCCGTTGGCGTCCATCGACATCTGTTCCCAACCACTCGGCCACCAGCTGTAGGTGGTCATCTGGCCGGGCGAGTAGTTCGATCCGTGCACGCTCTGGTACCAGATCTGGCCCGACTCGACGTGCAGCACTTCGATCACGGCGGCGATGCCGAAATAGCCGCCCCCGGTGCTGACCTGATAGGAGAGCGGCTGCGCCGGATCGACCCGATCCGCGACGGTGGCCGGGATCGGTCGAGACTCGAAGCGCACCCACAGGTCGGCGAGCCGGTCGATGATGAGATGCAGGCTGCCGAGGAACTGCGAGCCGCTGCTGCCGGAGAATTTCAGGGTGCGACCGTAGAGCTCAAAATACGGGTCGGGCGTCACGGTCTGCTGATCGCGCCACTCCCAGCGAAAGTTGCCGCCCCCCGGCCCGTGCAGAACGTAGTTGAAGTCGACCGGCTTGGCGAAGAGCTCGCGCCGCAGCATTGAACAGGGCGTGGGCGGCGGCGGGGTCGTCCCGCCCGCGAACGGCACGGACAACCGCGCCTCGATACCACTGGACTCAGTGCTACTACGCGTCACCCCACCCCGGTCGAGACGACTGGAAACGGTGAGACGCAGGCCGGGTTCCGGCTCCGGCTGCGAGGCGTAGTGACGGCTCTCGCACTGGCCGTAAGCCTGACTCGTGGCGTTGTTGAGATCGCTGACGACCTGATCGTAGTAGCGGCGTGCCAGCGGACTGTGATCCGGCTGCGGTTGAATCCACCAGTAGTTGTTGCCGAACAGCCAGTAGAAATCCACGCCCGGCCAGTCGTAGATCCACCAGTCGCAGTCACGCTGCTGGCGTACCTCGTCCTGCGCGTTCTGCCAGGTGCAGGCGAAGAACTCGATAGGCACTGCCTGCTTGAGGTTGGCCTTGACTGGCCCACTCGGTGGCGGCGTTACATCCGGCAGAGGGGTTGGGGACGGTTCCTTCATCACGCCCCCCTTGAGAGTTCGCGCAGCGCCTGCGCCAGCTGCATCGCCGTCTCGCGCGAGGACTGCACGGTGTGCGGCTTACCGCCGACGTGGAAGCGCAGATCAACCACATCGCGGGCCGGCGCACCGTTGTCGCCAGCCATCATCGCCATCTGGCTCACCGCATTACCTACCGCCCCGCCAGCGGCGAAGCGTGGCATGGCGGGCAGGAAGCCCGCGTTGAGGGAAGCAAAGAAGGCCTCGCCGAATTTGCGCACGCTCGCTGCCCGGATGACGAACTCGCCGTGGGAGAGCAGCGCCGGCACCGAATCCGAGGTTTCCGTACCCGGGCCGAGGATGCGCCCCGACATCCGCCGAAATCCATCGGCCACGGCCTGCCCGCCTTCGGCCAGCTTCTGGATCAGTCCACCTTGGGCATTGGTGTAGACCTTGGTGACGTAGATCGTGTGCGTGCTGGAGGTCGGGCGCAGCAGTTCCGACACGGCCGCCCGGTATTGATTCAGGTCGGGCTGCACGGTGTGCGTGGCCGAGGTCGGAGCCGACAGCACCGTCTTGGCATCCTGCGCAAAGGACGCCAGCTGCTGCCGGGGCTGATCGAAGGACACCAGCGCCGGGATTTCCACATTGGCGCTGGAAAGTGTGCCCTTGAGCCGGTCGATGTCGGCGATGACCTGACTCGTGTCGACCTCGACCTTGGCGAGCAGTTGCAGGTTGTCCGTGTCGGACTTGAGCTTCTCCAGAGAGGCTTGCGCTTCCTTGGTGTCGGCCTGAATCTTGGCGACCAGCTGCTGTGCCTCGGTCAGCGCCTTCAGTTTCTCGATGCCGGTCTTGGCGGCCTCGATGTCGACCTCGAGCTTGAGCTTGTCCTGCGCGAGCAATTGGCTCCGCAGCTTGTCCAGTTCTTCAGATACGGAGGCCAAGGCACGTTTGGCTTCATCGGCACCCTGGCCAGCAGCGCTGGCAGCCTGCTTGTGCGCGTCGCCCAAGCCCTTCAAGGCCGCGTCGGCAATGCCGGCGGCTTCCTTGATCTCGCCAATCGCCGTGGCAGCGGCCTGCCCTTCGGAGACGACGGTTTGCGTTACCGTCTTGCCGTTCTGCTCGACCTGCTTGGTTACGGCTGAAGCGGTACGCTCGGCGAGGGCAATCGCTTCTTCGGCAAGTTTGCGTGCCTGCTCGTAGTTGCCGGCAGCGAGTGCTGCACGGGCTTGCGCCTGCTTCTCGTCGATCTGGCGCAGTCGATCCTGATAGGCCGCGTACTCGTCCATCCCCTTGCGCGACAGTTCGCGGATGCGATCCTCGACCGACAGGCGCAGGTTGAGCCGGGCTTCATCGGCTGCCTTCGCTGCTTGGAGATGGCGCTGCTCCTCGGCAATCAGCCGGTCGACGGTGGCACGGTAGGCGGACTCCAGTTGGCTGTAGATGGCGATGCGCGCCTCGACCGCCTGCCGCTCGATGGCCTGCACGTCCTGGCCGGCAGCGCGGGCGAGCGCCACGGCCTGACCGTAAGTGGCCTTCCAGGCCGACTCCATCTGCCGCGCCCCGGCTTCCACTGCTGCGAGTTTCTCGCGCTCGGCGGTGAGCAGCGCCTGGGCCGATTCGCGGATAGCAGCCGCCTCGGAGCGCGCGGCATTCTGTGCCGCCGCTTCCTGCCGCTTGTAGTTCGACTCGATCTCGGCGACGCGGGCATCCCAGATCGCCTTGATGTCGGCGGCGACCTGCTTGTAGCTTGCCGAGAGTTGCTTGACCGTCTCGGCAGCCTTCTTGGTTTCGGCATCGAGCGCCTGCCGGATCGCTTCGCCTGCTTGGGTGGCCGCGCCCTGGATGGCGCGCAGCGCATCCGCCGTGCCGGGCAGTGCGGCCTTGAGTCGCTCGGCGGCCTGTGCGGCCAGCATCATCTGGGTTTTGACGGAGAGCGTACCGGTATTGGCCAGTTCCTCCATCGCGGCGGTCAGCTGCTCCAACTGCTGGCGCTGCCGATTCATCTCATCGATGGCGCGGTTGGTCTCGCGGATGTCCTGCACCATCTTGACGATGCCGCGTCCCATCTCCCAGACCGCGACGGCGGCGAGCACCGGCAGGAAGCGCATGAAGGCGGCCTTGAGGAGATTCACCGACTCCAGGAGCTTGGCCGCCGCCGCGACACCCTTGATGGCCAGCACGGTGACGACGATCTCGCCGAGCACGCGCAGCACGGCCATGATCTCCTCGCCGTGACTGGCCAGCGCCACCAGCGCATCGGCCAAAGCCTGCAGCGCCGGCAATGCCGCTTCGGCGACCTTCATGGCGATGCCGTGCAGGGCCTGCTTCACCGTGTCGAGGGTGTCGTTGAACTTCTCGGCGGCCTTCGCGGTGTCGCCGCTGATCTCGAGGCCGAGTTCCTTGAACTTCTGCTTCAGCTGCTCGATGCCGGCCCGCCCCTGGTTGAGGAAGGGGATCAGCTCGACGCCGCTCTTGCCGAAGAGCTTCACGGCCAGCGCCGATTTCTCGGCCCCATCGGGCATCGCGGCGAAGGCGTCGGCGAGGTCGAGCAGCACATCCTCGGTCGGACGCAGCTGGCCGGCGGCATCCTTGACCGAGACGCCCAGCCGGCTGAAAGCCTCGACCTGTTCTTTCGATCCACCCGCCGCCTCGACCATCGCGGTCGCCAGCTTCTGCATCCCCTTGGCCAGTCCTTCCAGCGAAATGCCGGACTGCTCGGCGATGGGTTTCAGCAGCGACAGCGACTCGACGGAAATGCCGGTCTTCTGGGAGAGCTTGGAGAGATTGTCGGCGGTGTCGAGGGCTGCCTTGCCGGCAGCGACCAGCGCGCCGAGCGACAAGGCAGCGCCCAGCCCCGCAAGCACGCCGTTGACCTTGCTGGCCGCCGAGGACAGCCCTTCCAGATTGGCTTTCACCGAGGCGAGCGCCGCCTTGGTCTGGTCAATGGCGGTGATGAGGATTTGGGCGCGGTCGGATGCCACGGGTTACAAACCTTGTGCGTTGAGTTGTTGCAGGATCGCGGTGGAGAGCTTCGGCATTTGGGAGCGCACGAGCCCCGGCAGGTCGAAGCGCCCGCGCAGGGTCACGCTCGGTACCAGCACGGCGATGGGAATCTCCTGGCCGCGCTTGATCGATTTCGCGCCGGTGCGGCCACGTTCGGCACGTTTGAAGCGGCGCAACTCGGCGGTGTTGTCTTTGATGTTCTCGGCCATCAGGATCACCTTGCCGTTCTTCTCGATGAAGAAGGCATTGCCGGCGCGCATCAGGCCGTCGATCACGCGGCGGAACGCCTTGCGGCCGATGCGCTGGTGCTCGGGCAGGAGCGGAATCAGGAGTCGCCCGCCGATGGTGCCGCCCCGGACGTGAATGCCCAGCCAGGAAATGCGCGAGCCGACCAGGAGCGCGGGAAATTTCTCGGGGCTGCCGGCGTAGAGCTTGTGGCGCATCGATTTCACGAAGCCGGTCTTCCTCACCTTGAAGGCCGACTGCATTCGGGACTGGGCCGCCTGGGCGATCTCCTTGCCTGCGGTTTTCATGCCGGCTTCCACGGCCTTGCGGATCGCCCGACGCTTCTCCGGCACCCAGCTGTCGAGCCGCTTCGGATCGAGCAAGCCCGAGGTGGTGAGCGAGAGTTTCATCGAGTGAGTTCTTTCAGGAGTCGTTTGATTTCTGTGCTGCCGCCGCGCTGCGCAGTGACCAGCAGAGCGAACTGCGCGGCCAGTTCGTCGCGTTCGTCACGGTCGATGGCTGCGAGAAACGCCCGCAGCTGCGCGAGCGTGTAGGTCAGGACGTCGGGGTAACGGTGGCCGGATCGGATGAGTCGGGCGATGGCATCTGACCAGGGATCAGCGTGCCGAGGGTTTGGCTCACCCGCGTGATCTCCGGCACCACGCGGCGGATAAAAAAATCCGCGTTCGCCCCGAACACCGCCTCGGCCAGCCGGATCGCATCGTCCAGGGCCAGGCCCGACACCCACTCGGGCGGACGTCGGCAGGCAATGGCCAATGCGAGGATCACCGACTCGCCGTCCTCGGACAGCAGGCGCAACCAGTCGGGATCGGGGCCGAGCTTGCCGGCAATGGGACGGACGGTGCGGGCGAAGATCGGCAGCTCGCCCACCTTGAGTGGTGTGATGTCGAGCGTCTCGCCGCCGATGATCGCGGTTTCGGCAACCGGCGGCAGTGCCGCGAAGGTCTGCGCGTCCATGATCAGATCTGCACGATGCGGCCGAACTGGCCCAGCACCGCGTCGTAGGGTTTCGTCGAGTCGGCCAGGAGCGAGCCTTCCAGATCGAACTTGTTGTACTCGTTCGAGATCAGCGCCAGTTCCTTCAGCGGATCGAAGGCCACGCGGTAAAGCTCGACCAGCACCTTGGCGTTGCCCTGGGCGGTGTTGAGTCCCTCCAGGCGCAGGTAGCGTTCGGGCAGCGGCTGGGTGAAGATGCCGATCTCGGAGACATCACCGAAGGCGTAGCTCGCCTTGAACGGCGCGGTGAGGCCGGTGGTATCCAGAAACTGGAGGGCACCGAAGTCGGTGTCGGCGGTGTAGTGCGTGCCCAGCGTCAGCGTGGCCGGGGTGCCGGCGGAATCCTTGACGACCAGCGCCGATACCTTGGGGTGGGCGAGGAAGTAGCGGTCGCCGACCACCGGGGTCGCGCCGCCCACCGGCTCGTCGGTCACCGTGCCGCCGGTCGTGGCGACGTGGGTGCCGTAGAGGGCGAGCGCGAGGTTTTCTTTGGTGAACTCCTCGATGGAGAGGTTGATCGTCGCCGACTTGCTCTTGATCATCCGGTGATCGAGCGAGCGCTGGCCCGACTGCGACTCGTAGTGTTCCAGCACTTCAGTTTTGAGGGACAGCTTCAGGTCAGCGACGTTACCGGGACTGCGCACCTCGATGGGCAGGCCGTTGATGTCGCGCTTGCCGAGATACACCCGGCCTTGGAAGGATGCGTAGTAGCTCACTTGGATTTCTCCTCATTGCGGGGAATGGGTTTCGGGATCGGCTGCACAGTCCGGGCGATGCCGGCATCGACAAGCCACTGCGCCAGATCGTCGTCGAGCGCGATGACTGCGCCCGGTGGGTAGGCGATGCCGGTGTGCGTGTGGGGTTTCAACAGTTCAACGGTTTGGTTGGGCATGGATTCATCCTCGGGTTGAGAGATCGGCGGCCAGCGTGCGGTAGGTGATCTGGTAACGAGCCGGAATGGCGGCTGCCGTGGCATCGGCGTCCTCCACATCCCATTCGCAGTCCAGTTCGCGGATACCGAGACACAGCCCGCCAAGATTGACGTCGGCCAGCAGCGCCGCGTGGGCGGCGACCAACAGCCGGTCGGCGATCACCTCCGGCGCGTCGCTCCCGGTTTCACGGGCCAGCGCCACCAACCGCACGACCAACTGCCGCTCGACGCGGTCGTTGGGTCGCTGGGTGATGGCATCCGACTCGGGGAACACCAGCAGGGCCGGCGACTGCTCGCGCGTGATACCGGTCGGCGGCGAGCGCCGAACCTGTGCCCCGGCTGCGGTGGCGACGGGCAAAAGCAGCCCCGTCACCGCTTGCAGAATCTGCTCGCGGATCGAGTTGGACATAGCCAGTCCTACAGTCGGGTGAGCGAGGCGCGGGCCTCGGTGCCATCGCCCATCGCGATCACTTCCCGCACGCGATAGGTCTGGCCCGCGATTTCCAGCGTGTTGCCGGCGGTGAGGCTTGGCAGCCGGCTGACCGGATAGCGAATGGTGTGGTTGCGCGAGACGCCCAGGCCGTCGAGCACGTCCTCATCGGGCGCGCGGAAATCGACCATGACCTCCGTGCCCCCGACGATTGCCCGCGTCAGAAGGTTTGAGCGTGCCGCCGCGTCGTAGATGTCCTCGATGAAGGCCATCAGGACGCCAGCACCTTCACCAGCACGGCCGGGCGATGGCACATCGGCAGCGGGTTGGACTGGGTGTGGATGTCGGTACCGCGCTCGAACTTGCGCGGCTCCTGCTTCGCGTACAGCGGCTGGCCCAACGTGTTCGCCGTCTCGTTGAAGTCGGCGGGCGCGAAGTAGGTAGCGAAGGTGTCCACCGTGCCGAGCGGAAAGGCGTGCCCCTCTCCAGCAGCGATGAAGCGATGCACGTTGTCGTCACCGTCGCTGGCTTCGCCCGAGTATTCCTCGAAGGTGATGCCTGCGAAGGTGAAACCCGTGCGGAGATCGGAACGCAGGGCCAAACCATCCTGCCAGCGGTCGTAGGCAGCCTTGACGTTGTCGTGGCTGGTCAGCGCGTCGAAGAACTCCTCGGAAACCAGGCAGTGCACCCCGTTCATCCGCTCTCCCTTGAGGTTCTTCTCGAGGTAGCGCTTGAGATCGAGGCACTTCTTTTTCACGTCCGTCGCCGCGTTGGTGAGCTGGAAGTTGACCACCTTGGGCGTGATCTCGAACAGGTCGAACAGGTTGTAGAGCTCCGAGCCGTCGGCATCGAGGATGATGCCCTTGAGCGCGCCGATGCGCAGATGCTCCAGCGTGATGGCGTGCTTGTTGCGCATCGTCTGCAGGTGCTCGGCCATCACGGAGGCAACGGTCGAGAGTTCGGTTTCCGAACCGAAGGCGCGGATGCCCTGGACTTCCTCGGGCAGCACCACGTCGTCGTGGGGAATGTGGGGGATGGCGAACGAGCGCAGCTTGCGCTTGCCGCGCTTGCCAACGGTGCCGGGCGAGCCGACAGGCATCGTCGGCAACAGGGTCAGGATGCCGTTCTTCTCTTCCACCACGACGGAGCGGAAACGCACCGGCTTGGCCGGAAACAGGCCCATGCTTTCCATGAGGCCGTAGTTGTTGGGCAGGATGTTGATGGCGGCGGTCAGCGCCGACATCGAGAACGACGGATTGTCGAAGGGATTGTTCATGGTCAGACTCCTTTGCGGATGAGGACGCCGAGGCTCTTGAGCTGCAGGACAGCGGCCTGCTTCTCGGCGACGGTGATGGCGGCGGGCCAGGTCAGGGCGTGATCGGCGACGATGGCGTGACGCGCCACCATCAGTCCGTCCTCGCGGTCGATGAGCGCCGCATCACAGGGCTGCATCAGGACGCCTGCGGCGTACTGGCTGCCGTCGGTAGCGCTGGGGTCGATCTGCTTGACCTTGCCGGTGGCGGTCACGATGCCGACCACCGCGCCCAAGGGCAGCGTCTGGCCGGAGGCGACCGTCACTTGGTCGCGGGAAAACAGGTTCGGCGCTTCGTACTTCAGCAGGTCGCCGAGGTTGAGTCCTTCGGTAATGGCGGGCATTTCAGTTCTCCTTGCCGGCACGGGCACGAGCGGCCATGACCAGCGGGTTGTCGTTGAGGGATTGGGGATTCGGCTTGGCCGCATCCGGTGCGATGTGGCTGGTGATTTCCGGGCTGTCGGCGCGGGCGGTAAGCAGTTGGCTGCGCACCTTGGCGGGTGACGTGCGCGCGGCGAGGTAGCCCGGGATGCGTTCGGGGCAGCCGGCCAGTGCGCAGAGTTCGGCGACCTCCTGGGCGTCGTCGATGGTCATTGCCGGGGTGGGCGTTGCAGGAGCAGCGCGATCAGGATCAACGCCAGTCCCATCAGCAGCAGGGGTTTCGGGTTCATTCATGGAGGTCTCCAGTCTGAGTTGCGAGGAAATGCCCTGCGCGGCCGCCACCGTGGAAACGGCAGCCGGCAACACAAGACGTTGGGAAAGTGAATCGGTGAGTTCGAGCAGCACGTCGTCGAAGGTGCCGACGACATCGGCAAGCCCTGCGGCGACCGCGTCGGCCCCGAAATAGATGCCGGCCTCGGTGGCCCGCACCGCGTCCGCCGAGAGATTCCGGTGGCGGGCGACGGTGTCGACGAAGAGGTCATAGACGCGCCCGACCTCGGCCTTGAGGAAGGCGTGCGCTTCGTCGGAGATCGGCTCATGCGGGTTGAGATCGTTCTTGCGCGCCCCGGCAAAGACGGTCGTGTAGCGCACGCCGTCCTTGGCATCCTTCACAGACTGGTCGGCGTGCATCGCAATGACACCGATGGAGCCGACACCGCCGGTGCGGGTGACGATGAGACGACTGGCGGCTGAGCCGATGGCATAGGCCGCCGAGAAGGCCATATCGTTGGCCAGCGCCCAGACCGGCTTGATCTTCGTGGCAGCGTGCACCCGGTCGGCCAGGTCGAACACGCCACCCGACTCTCCCCCGGCACTGTCGATGTCGAGCAGGATCGCCGCGACATTGGGGTCGGCCACCGCCGAGTCCAGCATCGTGGCGACGCCCTGATAACTGGCGAGGCCGGATTCCGCTTCGAGTCCGACCGTGCGGCGCACGAGCGTTCCGTAGACCGGCAATACGGCGATGCCGGTGGCACCGGTCGGCGTGGCGATGCGATCCGAAATGGCATCGTTCGGCACGGCCGCCTGCGGCAGACCGATGCGCGGGCCCAGCACGGCTAGGATCACCTCGAGCTTGGGACGATGGATCATCAGCGGCGCACCGAAGAGGCGCGCCGCCATATGGGGCAACAGGTTCATGGAGTCAGTCCTGAGGTGGGGGCGGCGGGTTTGCCGTAGCGGCGCTGTTACCCGGAGCCGCCTTGCGCGGGTCGGAATCGAGGATCAGCCCGAGCGCATCGGCGCGGGCGTTGTCGGCGGCGATCTCACGGTCGACGTCCTCGGCATCCATGCCGAAGGCCGAGATCGCCTCCGAGCGGGACATCAGGCCGGCGCGAATCGCCAGCAGCATCGCCTTGAACTCTTTCTCGGGATCGACCCACTGCCAGCCCTGGGGAATCCACTTGCAGGCGGCGTATTCGCGGCGGCGGCGGGCAAACCCGGGCGCGTTGATGGCACCGGAGAGAACGGACTGATCAAGCCAGGCATTCCACACCGGGCGGCACAGTTGATGGACGATCACGCCGTGCTGGATGGCTTCCATCCGCCGACGGAATTCCAGCAACCCGGCGCGGATGGACGAGTAGTTCACGCCCGTCAGGTCGCCGGTCAGCTGCTCGTAGGTGATGCCGATGGCAGCGGCCACCGCCCGAAACTGGGTGCGCAGAAATTCGGCGTAGCTGCCACCAACGTCGGCAGGGTCGGAGAATTTCACGTCCTCGCCCGGATCCAGAATTTGCAAGGTGCCCGGCTCCAGACCGGCGAGCGCCACGCCGTCGGCATCCGACAGGCCTTCGCCCATCAGGTTGTCCTCAGGCGCGAGCCGCGTGATGAAGCCGGCGAACATCGCGGCGGTTTTTTTGCGCACCAGTTCGGCGTCGTCGTACTGGTCAAGCTCGTTCAGCTTCACGAGCGCCCGGGACAGCCAGGGCTCGCCGCGAATCTGGCCGGGGCGCAGCACGCGGTAGAGGTGCATGATCTCGGCCGCCGGCACCCGCACCGTGTCCTGCCCACCCTGGCCCGACATCGGCGAGAGTCGACCGTCCTCGGGGTGGGATCGGTAGAGGTGGTAGGCAACACGCCGCCCCATCGCGTCGAACTCGATGCCGGAGCGCACCACGTTGCCCGAGGGCAATTCGGTATTGAGCGTCAGCGGCAAGTGCTCGGCTTCCAGCAGCTGCAGTTGAAGCGGCACGGTCAGACGATCCTCGGGGCGGCGCGGACGCAGGCGGATGAAGCACTCGCCGCCCTCGCACATCGCCCGAGCCGCCAGCGACTGCAGGCCATAGAAATCGGTCTGGCCGGTGGCGTCGGCCTCTTCCGTCCAGTCGCGCCAGAGCGCCTGCACAGCGACGCGGAAGGTTTCGTCCTGCGCCATCGACTGCGGTTTGATGCCGGTACCGACGGCATTGGCGACAAAGGCCTCGATGCCAGCGTTGGCCCAAGCGTTCCGGCGCACCAGATCCCGGGATTTGACGCGCAGTTCGTTGGAGGTCGCCAGCATCGCGGCCACCGCGCCGGGATTGCCGGGCATCCACGCGAGCGCGCGACGACCGCGCCCGGCCGCCTCGTGCGCCGGTGCCCCGCCGAACAGGGTGCGGATTCGAGTCATCCAGTTCATCAGAAGCCTTTCCCGGTGGTCACGCGGATCTGGCGCGGCGCACGCGGATACAGACCAGTGGCCACGGCATCCTTGTGCATCGCGGCTTCGACCTCGGCGATGGCCTGCTTCAGTTCCTCGACGGTGCGGTACTCGACCGTCTTGTCGCCGAAGGTGACGCGCTTCTCGCCTTTAGCCAGCGCGTCACGCAGGGCCTGCAACTGCGCCTCGGTGTAGGTCGGCATGCTCATCGATAAACCACCAGACTGATCTCGGGCGTGTCGGCCAGCGAGGCGGCCGAACTGGTGCAGACCAGTTCGAGGTAATCGGCGGTCTTGCCGTCGGTCGTGCCCCGGGCTGCCGCGAAGCGGATGGTTCCCGTCGCGGTATTGCTCCTGCCGGTGGCGACCCAGCAGTACTTGGCGTCGGGAAACGGCGTCTCGAAGTCGATGCGGTAGCGCCCCGTTCCCAAACGGGTCACCGAGGCGACGTTGTAGGCGGCGCGAATCTGGATCGCACTGCCCACGTAGCCGAAATTCGCCCAGGCTCGGGCGAGTCCTGGGTGATCTGGGCGAATCAGCCCCTTGATCTCGGTACCGATCCGGGTGGCGAGCGCCGACAGTTGGGCGACGAGGCTCATCGCTTACACCAGGGCGGCGTTGAAGATCGCTACGAAGTCGGTGGTGGTGTCACCGATATCAGTAGCGGCGACCGCGCCGATGTTGTCGCGGGCCTGCGTCTGCTCCGGGACGGTCAGCGTCTGCGCGGCATCGAAGCGCACGCGCTTGTCGATGGCGGCGGTGAGCGCCGCGATGCCGGTCTGGTCGTTCTGCAACGCCTGCTGGAGTTCGAGCAGGGTGTCGTAGGCCGGGTCGGCACCGCCCAGAATGTCGGCCTTCAGCGTATCGAGCAGGGTGACGACCTTGTTCGACGAATAGGTGGTCGTCGTCGATACCTGCAGATCGTCGATGGCCACCGCCGTGATGATCGCGGCCTTCAGTTCGTTGATCGCCGCCACCAGGCTCGACTTGTCGGTGGTGGTCAGCGCCGTCAGCGTGCCGGTGCGACCCTTGACGGTGTTGAATTCCTCGGCGACGCGCAGGACGAAGCTGTTGAGTTGGGTTTGCAGACTCATGGTGGGGTTCTCCAGTGGGGGTGATCAGCTGAACCAGCGACTGCGGATGACGCGCCGGCCCGTTCTCGGGGTTCCAGAAACAGCGAGGCCACCGCGTTGGGTGGCCTCAGTGGGTTGCTCGATTTGTGGATCGGGGTCGCCGGGCGGCGAGAGTCCGATCTGTCGTTCCAGTTCGCGCCAGTGCCGTTCCTCGAAGCGGTCGAGGCCGGCGGCACTCGCGGCCGCGCGGGCATACACGTAGCAGTCCAGGGCTTCGTTGCGCTCGCGCATCTTCTGCCACTCGCGGATGGCGAAGCCGTTGCGGTCGCGGCGGGCGATCAGTTGCTCGGCGCACAGTTGCTGCACGAACTCGGCATCGACCTTGGGCAGATGCACGAAGCCAGTGGGGTAACGCAGGGTGACCCCGTCCTCCAGCACGTCGGCTGCTTTGCGCAGGTTGTTGTAGAACTCCAGCTTGGCGATACCAACTGCGACCGAGAACACCTTGATTCCCCGGCGCAGCTTCTTGCCGCCTTGCGAGAGATCGACTGCCGTCGGCGTACCAATCAGGGCCGCGCCCTTCGGCACGCCCTTGACCGCCATCACGCGGGGATCGCGCGCCAGGCGCACAAAGGTGTAGGCCTCCTGCGTAGCAAAGCCCGTGTCCAGAGCGAACCGGGCGAGCGGCAACTGCGCGCCCGACTCGTGCGACCACGTCTCGGCGATCAGCTCACCGAGGCGTTTCCATACTGCGTCACGGGCGGTGTCGCCCATCAGCACACGATGCTCGACGAGCCAGGATTCCTTGCCACGCCCGAAGGCCCAGATCGACGCCTCGATGCGATCCTTCTGCACGTCGGCCCCACCGACCAGCAGCAGACCGTTGGACGGGATGCGGCCGATGGGATAGTCCTCGCGCCGCTCGATCAGACGCTGCCAGTCGGGGGCTTCGCCTTCCTCGACCCACGTCTCGCCAAGCTCCGTGTTCTTGAAGGTCTTGATGGCGGCCGCCGATCCGGATTCCTTGTTCACTGCACTCTCCCAGGCGGCGGCAATCTCCCGCCAACTGCGCCAGCCCACCGGGCTGTACAGCGACGAGAGGTGGAACCCCGCCGTCTTGGCTCCGTTCTCGGGAACCAGCGCACGCCACTCTCCGTGCTCCAGCATCCAGGTCTTGTGCTGCTCCGGGATGGGCTCGTCGCACGCCTCGCACACGTAGGCCGCCGTTTCCGGCTGCCCCTTCTCCCAGCGCAGTTGCTCGAAGCGCAGCCACTGCCGGTGCGAGCAGTGCGGGCAAGGCAGGAAGTAGCGACGCTGGTCGCTGGCCTCGTACTCGCGCTCGATGCTGCTCGCCCCGGCGATGGTCGGCGTCGAGACGATGAAAATCTTGCGCCGCGCGAAGGTACGGGTGCGTGCCTCGGCGAGCGAGATCGCATCGCCTTCGCCATCGACGTCGGACGGGTAACCATCGACCTCGTCCAGGAACAGGTAGCGCACCGGCATCGAGCGCAGGCCGACCGCGCTGTTCGCACCCGTCATCACCAGCACGCCGCCGCGAAACTCCTTCGCCAGAATCGTGTTGCCGGCATCGCGGCTGCGGGCCGGCGCGATCAACTCAGCCAGCACCGGCGACTCCTCGATCAAGGGGTCGATCCGCTGCTTGGAGTTCCGCTTCGCCATCTCCACGGTCGGCGACACGGCCATCATCGGGCCGGGAGCGTGGTGGATCACATAGCCAATCCAGTTGTTACCCATCTCGGTCGCGCCCAGCTGCGCCGCCTTCATGAACACGATCCGCTCCACCGCCGACATCGGCGACAGGCAGTCCATGATCGCCTTCAGGTACGGTGTGCGGCTGGTGCGCCAGCGACCCGGTTCGGCAGATGCCTTGCTGGATAGCATCCGGTGGCGATCCGACCACTCCGACACCGTGAGCAAGGGATCGGGCGTCAGCCCCTCCCGCCAAGCACGCTCGATGTCGAGCGCCCCTTCGTAATCTGCATCCAACATCAATCCACCCGTGGGCGAACCTCGCCCAATTCCTGCAAGTGTTCCCGCACGGCGGTTTCCAGCGCGACATGCAAGGTATGGACATCGATGCCGAGCTTCGCCGCCATCTGCGCCGAGATGCGCGCCGGCCAGTTGAGCCACGCGTCCCGCTCGGCGCGGGCCAGTTTGAACACATGGGCGATGGCCTGGGGCCGGTCGACCAGTTCGCCCTTGAGGCGCGCCAGGCGCACCTTGTTGGTCTGTGCCTTGACCACCTCGTTGACGGTGCGGGCCTGCAGCAACGACGTGCCACCGGCATTCAGCGCAGGGGCGACCGGCTCGCCAGAAGGCTCCTTGACCGCGACCGTTTCAGCCCGGCGCTTGGTGCCCTCCTTGGGCGTGTCGGAATTCTTCGCCCACTCCCGATCGGCCTTGTCCGGATCGATGCTGCCATCGGCCTCGGGGGTGATCCGCCCGGCACGAATGGCCTTGTGCACGGCGGTGTCCGATACCCCTCGGTGCCGGGCGTAGGCGCGAATCGACAGTCCCATGATCTCCATCAAGCATTGGTGCGGCCCCGTTCAGATTCAGCTTGGCTTCTCTCTGGAACAGCGCGTTCATGACATCACCATCAACGACGCCTCAAGGTGAAAAACATGACGAAGCAAGCCGCCAAAGCCCTCGACCAGCAACTGCAGCAGATCGCGCTGGATCACCTGTTCATCGAAACCCTGGAAACCCGCCACAGCGACCGGCTGGACTTCCACGACGTCAGTGTCTGGGCCATCAAGAGCGCTCTGCTGGCCGCTTACGAGGCCGGGCGGCAGGCTGCGAAGCAGGGCTGAGAAAGAAGCGGAAAGCGCTTGGCTTCACTCTCGAACAGCGCGTTCATGACCACACCATCAACCACCACGAAGGAGCATCAAATGACCACCATCCAACTGACCCCGGCCCAGCACGCCATCCTCGCCTACGCCATCGAACACACCGGCGGCAAGATCGAATGGTTCCCCGACAACATCAAGGGCGGTGCCCGCACCAAGGTGCTGGAAGGCCTGTTCAACAAGGCCCTGATCACCCGCGACAGCACCGACTGGTTCGTCGCCGCCGAGGGCTACGACGCCCTGGGGCGCGCCCGACCGACGCCGGCCACCATCCACCCCGACCCCGAGGTCGAGGCCGCCGTGTCGGCGGCTGAGGCCAACTGGGTGCAAGAAAAACAGGACACGGCCAAGCAACTGATCAAGGTGGGCGTCGAGGGCAAGCCCCGCACCCGCGAAAACAGCAAGCAGGCCACGGTGATCCAGATGCTGCAGCGCCCGGAGGGGGCCACCATCAACCAGATCTGCGCAGCCACCGGCTGGCAGGCGCACACGGTGCGCGGCACCTTCGCCGGGGCGTTCAAGAAAAAACTCGGACTCACCATCACCTCGGAAAAGCCCGAGGGCGGCGAGCGCATCTACCGGGTTGCGTGATTAACAACGGGGCGGCGAAACCTGCCGCCGCCCCCGAAAAATGATGCAGAAAGCGCTTGGCTTCTCAATCGAACAGCGCGTTCATACGGGTGTCGCAACGATCAACCCGAAGGAGAAAACGATGACCACCACCACACAAATCCCCGCCACCCAGAACGAAGCCTGGGGCTTTTGGGGCACGATGAACAACGACGCTCAAGCCGCCTGGCCCATCGCGATGACCGCGATCTCGGACGCCACCTGCCAGCCTCTCGAATCGGTCAGGGCCTTCCTCGACAGCCGCCACGGGCGGCACTTTGCCGATGATGTCCTGAACGAGATGCTCCGGGGCCACGCGATCCAGCAAGCGGTCGACGCGGCGGTCGCCCGCTGGATGGGCTGGACGATTGGCCGCCAGACCAGCAAGGAGTACGGCATTCCCAAGGGCCTGCCCTACCTGACGGGCTTTGTGATTCACTGCGAAATCGTTGAAGAAGAACTCGCCGCCTGATCGAAAGCGACGCCATCCCCAAGCCGGGTGGCTTCGCCGCCGCTGAAATCCTGCCAGCGGCGCACGATCACATCCACGTACTTTGGGTCGAGCTCGATGAGCCGCGCCCGCCGTCCCGACTTCTCGGCGGCGATCAACGTGCTGCCGGATCCACCGAACGGGTCGAGCACCACGTCACCCGGGCGACTGGAATTCCGAATTGCCCGCTCCACCAGTTCCACCGGCTTCATGGTCGGGTGCAGATCGTTTTTCTGCGGTTTCTTGATGTTCCAAACATCGCCCTGGTCGCGGTCGCCGCACCAGTAGCGCTCACCACCATCCGGCCAGCCGTAGAGAATCGGCTCGTACTGGCGCTGGTAATCGGCCCGCCCCAGGGTGAAGGTGTTCTTGGCCCAGATGATGAACGTCGACCAGTGGCCACCAGCAGCCCGGAAAGCAGATTGCAGCGTATCCAGTTCGCTGGACGACATCGCCACGTACACGCCGCCCCGGCAGTGCGACAGCGTCGGTGTCAGTGCCGCCAGCAGGAAATCGTAGAAACCCTCACCGAGATTGTCGTTGAGGATCGCGCGATTCTTGCCGCGCATCTTGTCCTTGGCGCTGTTGGCGTAGTTCACGTTGTAGGGCGGGTCGGTGAACACCATGCCGGCCAATTCGTCGCCCAGCACCGTGGCATAAGCATCGGCATCGGTCGCGTCACCGCAGATCACCCGGTGCTCGCCGCAGACCCAGACATCGCCCGGTCGTGACACCGGCGTCTCCGGTACCTCGGGGGCTGCATCCTCGTCAGTCTGCCCCTCGGTGGTCGTCTCGCCGCCGGCGAGCAGATCAGCCAGGGCATCGGCGTCGAAGCCGGTCAGAGTCAGATCGAAGTCGTCATCCTGCAGGGCTGCCAATTCCACCTGCAGCATCGCCTCATCCCAGCCGGCGTTCTCGGCGATGCGGTTATCCGCGATCACCAGCGCCCGACGCTGGGTTGGGGTCAGGTGGTCGAGCACAACCACCGGCACCGTTTCGATGCCGAGCTTCTGGGCGGCGGCCAGCCGGCCATGCCCGGCCACGATCACGCCGTCGCTGCCGGCGAGGATGGGATTGGTGAAACCGAACTCCGCAATCGAGGCTGCGATCTGCGCCACCTGCGAATCGGTATGGGTGCGCGCGTTCCGGGCATAAGGCACGAGCCGGTCGGTCGGCCACTGCTCGATTTTGTCGGCGAGCCAGGAGATGCTCATGCCTGCGCTCCCAATCGTTCGGTGGCAACTTCCTCGAATGTTTGCCCGGTAGCCACCAGGGTCACCGGCACATCTGGGAAGTTCTGCTGGAAGCGCTTGACCGCCACGTCGACGTACTCGGGGGCGATCTCCGTTGCCCGGGTCACTCGCCCGGTACGCTGGGCAGCAAGGATGGTCGTGCCCGAGCCACAGAACGGCTCGAACACGATCTCGCCTTCGTCGGTGTAGGACTCCAGCACGAACTGGGGCAGCGCCACCGGGAACACGGCCGGGTGGTCGATGTCCTGACCGATCTTGCCCTTGTGCCGCATGATGCGAATCACCGAGTCGGGAATGCGGTAGTCCTGGGTGACGGTGCCGACGTGGTTCCACGCCGTCTTGCTGCCGTCCTTGTTGCGCATGCCACCGGCGCTGGTGCCGTCGCCGCGCAGATGGGTATCGCGCCCCGCGTAGATGCAGGGCACGATCTTGTTCGGGCGACGCGCCTCGCTGTCCTTCCGGTTGAAGTGGAAAACGAATTCGAAGGCCGGCGCGAGCCGACCGTTCCAGTCGCCGGGTAGCCCCGGCCCCTGATCCCAGACGTACCAGGCAAAGCGCCGCCAGCCTTGGCAGCGCATCCAGTCGAGCCAGCCATCCCAGTACGGAATGACTTCCTGCTCGCGGTGGATCAGCCCGAGATTGACCAGCACCTGGCCGGTCGGGGCCATCGGCAGCCGGGCGAAGACGCCGCGCATCAGCGCATCCCAGTCGATGATGGTGTTCGTGTAGTCGCGCTGGTTGCCGTAGGGTGGCGACGTGAAGCAGAGTGCCGCCTGCTCGCCAGACATCAGGGCCGCGACCACCCCGCCGTCGGCGGCATCGCCGCAGATGACGCGATGCGCACCCAGCTGCCAGATGTCGCCGGGGCGCGAGACGGGCGTCGCCGGAGCGTCCGGGACATCGTCGGCCGCATCGGGCTCATCGCTCTCCTGCTCGTCGCCGGCTTCGTCGTCAATCGCGACGTCCGTGGCGAGCAACTGCTCGATCTCGGCATCATCGAATCCGGTGAGCGCAAGGTCATACCCCGCCTCGGACAACTCGGCCAGTTCGAGTGCCAGCATTGCGTCGTCCCACCCGGCATCGAGCGCCAGGCGGTTGTCGGAAATCACGTAGGCGCGCTTCTGGGTAGGCGACAGGTGAGCCAGTTCGATGACCGGCACCTCGGCCAGCTCCAATTTGCGCGCGGCCGCCAGCCGACCGTGGCCGGCGATGATGCCGTTCTCGCCGTCCACCAGGATCGGATTCGTCCAGCCGTACTCGACGATGCTGGCGGCGATCTTGGCCACCTGCTCGTCAGTGTGCGTCCTCGGATTCCGGGCGTAGGGGATCAGCGTCTCGACCTTGCGGTACTCGACGTTGAGCATATTCAGTTCGGGTTTCCAAAAAAGGTGCGGCCCGGACGGGTGAAAGGAGGAAAGCCCCGTCACGGGCCGCGAGGGTCGCTGCTGCGGTAGAAACTAAAAGGCCCGCGCAGTGGCGGGCCGGGAGGACTGGGGTGCAAACCTGCAAACCCTGCAAACCTCGGTTTGCAGTTTGACGCTAGCGAAATGCCGCGCTCGCGCCCCCCGCATGGGATTTTGGGAAGGAAGGACCCCTCTTGATTCTTGAGACCTTCACTGCCCGCACCGCTGTCCAGAAGATAGCTGAAATACTACCCTCAACCGGGCTGTTGTGTTGCACCTGTCGTGAGCCTCGAAACGGACAAACAGGGCAAAGCGAGGACAAGTGCGGCAAGCATTACCCTAAATTGCCTAAATTTTCGGAAGGCGCATCGTGCAGTCGCTGATCGTCAAGTACCGCTGCGCGCAGCGTGACACCTGTGCGCGTAGCGTTCAGATGATCCGCCACGATCTGCAATGCCCGTTGCCAGCGCCGCCACGCCGTCGTGCGGTCGCAACCGAAGCGACGACAGATGTCCTTCCACTCGCGCTGCTTGGCACGCATCCAGATCAGGTGGCGTTGCTCCTCCTCCAGCCATTGCACCCAGCGCATCGCTTCCAGCATCCGGTCTATGGCTTCAGGGGTTGGAGGAAGTGGTCGGTACTGGTAATCCCTGTCGGCAAAGCCTTCCCACTCCTTGCGCACGAAGGCGGGCCAGACGTTGAAGTAGCCCTGCACTCGGACAGGAGGCAGTCGCCGTCCCGTCTCGGCCGCCTCGGCAAACCGAGTTGCCACATCGTCCATCGTCCATTCAGTCATGACGTTTTCCTCCGTACAGGCGTTCCCCAATCCGCCGCACGAATTCACGCTCGACGAAATCCAACCGTGCGTCCTCCTCGGACACCACAAGGATGTGCTGGTCGCGCCAGCCGGTCTGCTTGATGGCTTCCAGATCGGTGGTCTGCGGTTGCAGGCGACCGAGAGGGCAGCGGTATTGCTGTGCCGGAATCTTCACGTCACACCTCCTGCGTCTCAATGGCCCAGTGCAGCAGTGCCAGGGCATCGGCTTCGTTGTCATCAACCGGAGCGTGGCCACGCGCACGAACGGCGGCGATCACGTCCTCCTTGCCTGCATTACCTTTGCCAGTCGCGTGCTTCTTGATCGTGCCGACCGGCACGCCCTGGTACGGGATCTGGTGGTGCTCGCACCACGCAGTGAGCGTGGCCAGAAACCCACCGTAGGCATGGGCGGCATCTGTGGAAACGTGCCGGCGTACTTCCTCGAAGTGCAGGCAATCGATGCCGTCGCAGGACTGCTTGATCTCGGTGAGCCAGCGCTTGAAGCGCAGGAAGCGCATCCCGCCGCCTTCGAAACGTTGCGGCCGGAAGCTCTCGGAGCCGCTGGTGATGTGGCCGTCGCTGCCGCGCAGCGCCCAGCCGGTGGTGGTGCCCAAGTCCAGGGCGAGGATGGTGTTCGTCATTGTCATTGCTCCATTTCTTGCTGGGCGAGTGACGGATGTGACGGGTTCTGCGGAAAGTCTCCATGACGTATGCGCACGCGCACGCGTGAGAGGTAAACCAGCAAACCTGTCAAATCCGTCACTCGCCCGGATTGATCAGTCATCGCGATAGGGGTAGCCATGGCCATAGGGTTTGGGTCGCAGGGTGATTCCCGCGATGCCGCGTGCGCCTCCGGTCAGCCGACACTTCTCGAACTTTCGCGTCGCCATCAGCTCGGAGAAGCGCTTGACCGAGCCCACGTATTCGCCAGCACGCTCGGCCCATTCGCGCCAATCGGAAAACAGCTCGGACACGCCTTCACGGTGTGTGTTGGCGAGGAGGCAGCGCTCCTCGATCCACTGGCCGATGGCGTCCTCGGCCTCGAAATACTCATCGGTCGCAGCTTGAACGCAGGCGGGCGGGTTCAAGCCTTCTCGCTGCCACGCGAGGCAACCGGCCACGGCCCAAGCCAGAATCCCATCGCGCTCGGCGAGCAGTTTTTCGGTCAGGCGACCGTCGCGTTTCTCGGATGGAATCGTCACCGTGAACGGGATCAGGTGCATCCGCCGCTTCATTGCCTCGTCGATGTTTCGGATGGCGGGCTTGTGGTTGCCGACGATGACCGGCTTGAAGTGCGGAAAGAACTCGAAGAAGTCCTGGCGCATGAAGCGTGCGGATATCTTGTCGCCGCCCGTGATGGCCTTGACCTTGGATTCGTTCCAGCGCCGCCCCTGCTCAGTCTCGATGGCCGTGACGAAGCGTGCGCCACGCAGTCCAGCCAGATCGGTCGGGTGGCGGTCACCACGTGTTTCGACGAAGGTGTCCATCGGCGCGGTGGACGCGTAGTCACCAAGGATGGATGCCACGACGTTGGCGAATACACTCTTGCCGTTGGCTCCGGTGCCATACAGGAAGAACAGCGCGTGCGCGCTGGTCACGCCGGTCAGGCAGTAGCCGACCATCCGTTGCAGGTAGGACTGCAGTTCGACGTCACCGCCGGTGATGTCGGACAGGAAGGCCGTCCACTGCGGACACTCGCCCCGAGGTGTGGCCGTAGCGATCTTGGTCATCCGGTCGGCACGGTCATGAGGGCGCTGGCGGCCTGTTCTCAGATCGACCGCGCCGCCGGGTGTGTTGAGCAACCACGGATCGGCATCCCACTCATCGGTAGTGGCGGCATGCCGGCGATCCGCACGTGCCAGCCGTTCCACGCCCCCGACTGTTCCAGCGCTGGCCAGCTTGGCGGCGACCTTGGGGTTGTCGGCGCGCACGGCGGTCTGGCGGCAGACGCTGCGGATCAGGTCGGTGGCGGCCAGTGTGTCCTCGGTGCGCCAGCGTTGCCCGTCCCACACCAGCCAGCGTCCCCACCCCGCGACGTAGCGCCAGTCACGGTGGTAGCGCCGGGTGAAGGTCAACGCTAGCGCATCCTCGGTGCCCCAGACGGATTCGTCGCTGCCGACCACCGGCTCCTCGGCGTCGGCCACGTCGTGCATCTGCAGACGTGGACCGTGGGTGAGGAAAGAAGAAACGTCGAAGCCTTCGGCGATGGCGTCCGCCGCATCCCAGCCCTCCGGCGCATCTTCGGGCGGATACAGGATGTGGCAAGACTTCGCGCCCGCCGCCAGTATTGCCTGCGCTGCCAGTGTCGCGTACTCCCAGCCCGGCTTGTCGCGGTCGGGCCAGATCAGCACGGACTTGCCCGTCAGCGGCGACCAGTCGGTTTTCTCGACCGGGGCATTCGCACCGTGCATCGCCGTTGTGGCCGTGACGCCCGCATCGATGAGCGCCTGCGCGCATTTCTCGCCCTCAACCAGCACGGCCTGCGCAGCATCGTTCATCCCCGGCTGGTTGTAGAGCGGGCGTGGCTCGGGGGGAGCCATCTTGCGCCGCTTGGCGTCCCAGGGGCGAAACTCCTTCTTGCGACCGGGCGGGTCGTACCGGTAGACGACTGCGATCAGCTTGCCGCCGGCATCGTGGTAATCCCACTTGGCCGTGGCCGGGCCAAGGTCGTCGACCGGGGCTTCCTTCTTGGCTTTGCGCGAAGGCACCGAGCGCGAACGGCCGAGCAGATCGGCAGCCTCGTCGAGCACGCGGGAAAAGTCAGCGTGAACGTCGGCCCCGATGCAGGCAGCAATCAGCGCAAAGATGTCGCCGCCGTCGCCAGTGGCACGATCCGTCCACAACCCCGCCTTGTCCCCGTCAAGCACCACCTCGAGGCTATCGCCGGGACTTCCAAGCACGTCGCCGATCAGGAATTTGCCCTTGCGCTTCTTGCCTGCCGGGAACATCGTGGTCAGTACCGACTCCAGGCGTGCGAGCAGTTCGACTCGAAGCTCGTCGCGGTCTGACTCCCGGCTGTGCTCTGCCGTTTGAGTTGTGTCGTTGAAGTCGATCATTCGGCCTCCTCGACAGGTGCGGCAGTATCCTGGGCATCCCGGTCCTGGACGGCTGCGCTGCGCGCTGCCCACGCCGAGAGTTCGGAAAGGCGGTAGCGCACCAGGCCGCCCATCAGGTAGTGCGGAATCCGGTACTTGGTGCGCATCGCGTGGTCGGCGAACCAGTAGTACGGCAGGCGTAGTGCGGCGGCTGCCTGCTTGGCGTCGATCATCGGCTCGATGTCGTTTTCGGACGTGTTGTTGTCAGTCATGATGCATCCTCCAGCAGCGGTCTTGCCATGCGCACATCCGGCATTCGAAGTGGGTAGAGTCATTGAAGGCGCGCGGCAGGAGTTCTCCTGCTTCGGTTGCCGTGATGACCTTCACCGCCCGATCCGACATGCGTTGGGCAAGCGCCGCGTCAAAGGGCACAGCCTCGGTGTAGATCTCCATCGTGTCGGCGTTGAGCGCCGTGAAGATCGCCGGGTGCTCGTGCAGTTCGAGATAGGCTTGGTAGATCGCCACTTGCGCGGCATAGATGGGCTTGGCCACGGCAAGCCGGTTCTTCTCCAGCTCGCGCCATGACTTGTTGCCCAGGCACTTGTTCTCCCAGAGCGCGGGATAGGCGAAGCCCTCGGGGCCGCCGACGATGACGCCGTCGATGTGGCCCTGCAGTCGGCCATCAGCCACGGAGAAACCAAACTGCTCGCCGTCCGCCTTGCGTGTGCGCAGGTCGAACCCCGCATCCCGTAGCCACGCGACCATGCAGTCCTCCATGACGTGGCCGCGCTCGAAGATGCGCAGCATCCGCCCGGCGGTATCACGTCCGTGGTCGACGGGTGCCTTGGCGTACTCAAGCTGCAGCGCACGCTCGCAGGCCACGCCGAGACGCGACGCCCCGAGGTACTGGCGTTCCGGCTGACGGGCGCGAGCCTGCTGCATCCCGGCATCGACCAGGGCGGTGACCTGCCCGGAGATGCTCGATGAGGAGTTGAAGTCGATCATGGCTTCGTCTCCCAAGGCAGGTCGTCCTCCAGGTCGGCGAAGGGGCTGGCCATCGGATCGGGGGTCGGAGCCATGCCGCGCACCGGCGGAAACTTGGTTTCCTCGTGGTGCTCAACCATCGCCTCGGTGTAACAGGTGACGATGGCATCGATCACGCGCAGCGCCTCAACTTCCGAATAGGCCCCGAGAGGCTTGTCGAAACCGATTTCGCCTGCCGCTTCGCCGAATGACCGGAGGCATTTCTTCATCGCGGCCAGTTCGACATCAGATGGATCGATCATGGCGACCCCCTTGATGTTGACGTGGCCTTCCGTGACCCGCAGCCAGTTGCCGTACAGCGCGTGAAACGCATCCTGACAACGGCGCGAGCAGAACACCCAGTCGATGGGGTAGCGCCGTGGGTCGCCGGTTTTGTGGCGACCGTCGTTGTGCCCGAATCCTCGGGCCTGTCGTTTGCAGACCCAGCATTTCACGCCACCTCCTCGAGATCATCGAGCAGCAGGCCCAATTGCAGGGCGGCACCAGAAAAGGCTGCCTCGCAGCGGCGTTTGAAGTCGGGGTAGCTCATCGAACTGCGCGCGATGGCGGTGACCGCGTGAATCTGCGATTCCAGATGTGCCAGCCCCTGCTCGGACAGCCACTGGTGATGCTTCTGCGAGATGCCCTTGCGGTTGCGGATTTCACCCAGCAGTTCCTCCGGCAGCACCGGGCCATAGACCCAGCGCAGCGTGATCTGGCCGATGACGTGCGGTGGGTTCTGCTCGTGCCCCTGGTACCGCCAGTTGAAGAGGCGGTACAGCGCGCGGTAGTAGTCCGGGTGGAAACGCCGCTCCCACGAGGCGCAGGATTGGCGCAGCAACTTGGAGATCAGCTCCTGCAGCGCGTCGGGTGCGCGGTGATGCTGGTAGCCGGTGGCCTCGTCGATCAACGCGACCTCGCCGGTGGTGGCCAGCGAGCGCATGATCTTCATGCAGTTGGGTACCAGCTTCTGCCGCGCACGGTGCAGGGTGCGGTTGATCGCGGCATCGATCACGCCAGATGCAATCTTGGTGATTACGCCTGCCGGAAAGAACTGCGCCCGCCGACCATTCGGAAGGAAAATCGGTGAGTCAAATTTATCCAACTCCGACAATGAGTTAGGCGCAAACTCGACCAGGATTTGCCGAAAACGGTGACCCGTGTTGTTCTCGTGGAAGCCGAGCAGCTTGGCGAGCTCCTTGCGGACATAGCCACGTTCGCCGGAGGTGAGCACGACCGCCTCGCAGTCGAGATCGCCAAAGCGCACCACGCCGTAGTGGCTGGCAGTGAGAATGGAGGTATTCATGGCCACCTCCTTACTGAGCCCAGGACGGCTTGCCCGTCACGGGTGCGCGTTGCTGGGCCGGTGCCGAAGAAGCCGGGGCCGTTTGCGCCGGAGCGCCGAAACCACCACTGCCGTTGTTGGACCTCGCCGGCACGCCCATCAACTTCGCGTAGTCGGGATGGTCTGGTTCGACCGCGACCTTGACCACGTTCCGATCCTGGCCCTTGGCATCCTTCTCGACATCGACGCGGGCGAGAAACTCGATACCGTCCAGCTCATGGAAACCCTGGATACGGCGAGCGGCGGCGGCCTGCGGGCTGTTGTCCTGCGGGTGGACGTTGCGGGCGCTGTTGAGCACGGCACGGATGAAGCTGCGACCCATCTGGCCCCAGGTCGGTCCCTTCTTGGAGTGCAGCCCGATGTTGCTCCACATCTTGCGCTTGGCATGGTCACCGGCGGTGACCACGAATTCGGCGGCGAGATAGATGGAGCCGGTGTCGAAGGACTCGGTGGCGTAGCCGCCGCCCCAGCCTTGCGTGGGGTCGTCATAACCACCAGGTTTGATGGTCATGCGCACCGGGACGATGGTGCCTTTGGGGATCAGATCGAAGCCGGATTGTTGCGATTCAGCGTCGTTGAAGTCGTTCCAGTTATTGGTGGTCATGTGATTACTCCTTGGATTCGGTGGTGTTCTGGGCAGTGGGGGTGGCAGTGCCTGCGCACTTGGCGATCAGCGCGCCGAGATGCGGCGGCTCCAGCAGGTCGAGACGACCGCTGCGGTCTTTGGCCGGGAAGCCGTAGGGATTGACGGTGTGCGTGACGAACGCGCGGTAGGCGCTGCCGTCGTCGGCCTTGATCTCGGCCAGTGTCACAACCTCATCGACGATGCCGGGCAGCTCCAGACTGGTCTTGCTGCCTTCGATCTGCGGGACGAACACCTTCCTGTTGTATTCATCGAGTCGTTCGTCGAGGATGGCCACGAACACCACGTTCTTGCCCCGGGCGTGCTGCAGGTGGGTCAAGGCGCTGACCATCTCCTGGCCGAGCAGTCCGTAGGCACCGCGCATGTCAGGCTTGCCGGTACGGTCGCTGACCGCGCCCGGCTGCGTCTTGCACCACGCGAAGCACTGGCGCGAGAGCTGCGTGATCGAGTCGAGGAAGAATGTCTGGTAACGGTCGAGCTGCGCCGGGTCGCCAAATTTCTCGACGACGTGGTCGTAGTGCGCCTGCGAGAACGCGCTCTCCGGCGGCAGCGACTTGTCCGGGCCCGCGAGGAACACGAAGAAATCGCGGCTATCCGGCCACGATGCTGGGCGAATGGTGTCGCCCGGCCAGTCAGCCACGGCCAAGTCGCCCGCCTCGATGTCGAGGAACAAGGTGGTGGTGGGGTCGAGGTCTTTGAGCCGGGTGGTCTTGCCGATGCCGGACTTGCCCAGCATCAGCAGCTTCACGCCCTTGCGCTCGGCCATCCGCTCGATGGCGGATACGATGGGGAGCTTTTTCATGCTTCACCCCCATCGATGCTCAAGGTGAAGGACGGCTTGCCGCCATCGACCGTCCGCGCAGCGGCGAACTGCTGCTGCAAGGCCGGCGGCCAGTTGGTGTAGCGGGATTCAGACACCGACAGCTTGATGTCGAGGTAGCCCTCAACCTTCTCGCCGGATGCGACGATGCGCTCGGCAATCTCGCCCAACTGTTTCTGGTTCCAGCTGACTTTCTTCGGCAGTTCGAACTTGATGTGCAGTGGGCCATCACTGATGTGGACGGTGCCGAAGTCGCGTCCGGATTCACGAAGCGCGGCGCGAGCCTGCTCGCCGTAGCACTTATCCAGCGCCGCATCGAACTTGGCACGAGCCTTCTTCAGCCAGTCGAGTGCATCGTCGAGGTTTTTGTCGACTTCACGCTTCTGCTCGGGGGGCAACGCAGCCAGTTGGCTCTCGGACATCTCGGCGATGTCGGCGGGGAAGATGGTCAGATCGTTCATGGCCGCCCTCCTCACAGGTAAGCCCGAGCCGAAGTCGAGTAGCGCGACACGCGCCGCTCGAACGCTTCGATCTCAGGCAGGAGATAGGTGACTCGGCGACCGAGCTTGCAATGAATCGGGCCAATCTGCTCTTGCCTCCATCTGCGAAGAGTCTTGACGGAGAGGCCCCAGCGGATGGCGAGCTCGTTTTCGTCGAGTGCGATGCGCTGAGCGGTGGAACCGCTTGGGAATGGCCGCTGTTGCCGGCGGCCGCATTGAGGGGAAGTGCTTGGGATTTCCATTTGCAGTGCTCCTTTGTGTTAAATGGGCACTGCTCATTCTTCGCATCCAATTCCGGATGAATTCCGGACGGACTTCCGGATAAACCTCCGGAAAATTGGTCAGGGCATTCGGCGTGAGCGGATCCGGTAGAGACCGTGTCCGACGTTTTCCAGCCACTCGCGCCACACCCCTTTTCCGAAAACACTGTCGGGATCGCGACCGCAGTTGGTGCGGGTGCGCGCGTCAGACCATTTGACGTTGGGCTGGTAACGCGCCTTCCAGTAGTGAGCGATTACCGCTCGTTGATAGCCCTCGGAGAAGGTCTTTTCTTCATTCATGTGCGCCAGCTTGAGCACGCCCGTCCGCTCATCGAAATACTCGTCCTGATCGGCGTCTGCGGATGAGCCCTTCAGCAGACGATCCAGTACCTCGCGGTTGCACCGCACTTCCTCAATGCCGCCGGCCAATAGGCACGCCAAGTCGCGCGCCTGGTGGCTGTTCGGCAGTACGAGATCGACATCGGTGGCAGTTAGTACGATGCCTTGGCTCGGTCGTGCCTGATCGCGCAATGCCGCTTCCCAGTCAGAAGCACACTGCCCGAGTCGGCGTGCCACGTAGAGGGGTGCGAACTGATGGGTTCGTCCGACGCGCAGGTCACCCAGATGCCAGAGATGGGCGTCAATGAGTTCCCGCTTTCGGGTGCGGCGCGCGGTTTCGATGTCGAAGATATTCGTAAGCTCATCGAGCCATGCCTCGACGTTGGGCGCGTAGAGGGCGATCTCCGAGATCGGCCGGGTGATCTGTCGTGCATGACACCCGCAGCTGCGATAGGTGAAGGTGCCAGCGTCCTCGTCGATGACAACGTCCACCTCCTCCTCTGAATCCAGAACGGGTGCCAGCAATGAGGTCTGGTAGCCATCGACGACGATCCAGCGACGGGCAAGGAACAACTCGGTGAAACCGCGTAGCTCATCAGCCACGAATGGGCCATCGAGCTTGCAGGCGCGCTCCAGGGCAATCAGGAATTCAGCGTGCAGCATGGAACACCTCAATACTGCCGGGCGCAGTCGAGACGGATCAACTGAGCAACAACCGTCTCGCTGTCGTCCTTGGTGAGGCGGCGGTCGTTGAAGCCGTTTGGAGCCGTGATCTGCGAGGACACGTTGTGCGCCTTGCGATGCAGTGTCTTGGCGATTCGCATTGTCAGCCTGACCTGATGGATGACATAGTCGGTCAGATCGTCTAGGCCGTGCACCTCGCTTGCCGTAGCGTAGATGTCCCGCTCCTCGAAACGGTGACGGCGGATGACCAGTGCGTTTTCCACTCGCCGCTGGACGAGCTTGCCGCGCTGCGTGAACTGGCGCAGTTCCGGCTTCACAACTACGAGGCTGTTGATCGTGATGCTTTCGATGCCGTCGATCCGATCTGTCTTGAACCGCTTCAGCATCGCCGGTGTGCAGAACCCCATCAGGTTGAATTCGCGCATCGGCATTGACCGGATGTCGCCATCACCGCCAAGCACGACATCCCGGAAGAGCTTCGCCAATTCCGGCCTGACCTCCTCGTCATCACAGAACACAGCCAGTTCGCCACGTGTGGCGTGCCATGCATAGCGAACATTGGTCACCACCGGCTCGTCATGATCCTCGACTACGCCATTGGCGATCTGCTGGTAGTGGATGTGCTTGCCGTTGAACATGGCGATCAGCGTGTAGAGCACGATGGGCTTTCCCGCTTGGCCGAGGTCTCGTTGCTCGAACGATTCAACGAGGATGTCCTCTGACCGAATATGTGGAAACAGCTCCGTCAGCCGGTTTTTCAGAGTTTCCTCGGCTGCTTCGGCGAGCTCGGGCTGCGCCCCTTTCGGGCCAAGATAGAGACTCGAATATTTCTCGCTCTGCATCTGCTGCAGCATCGCCTGGCGCGCCTCGGCGTGATCGAAACGGTCGTCGCGTTGCTCGCCCTCACATGGATATTCTTGGCGCATGTAGAGGTACAGCGCCTTGCTGAACCGATCCGTAGGCGCTTCCAATAGATGGGCATCCCGAGAATCATGCACATCGAGTAGGTCGCTGACTGCCAGCGCACCGTACTCGTCCGTGAGCAAATTCACCCGTTCGGCGGCACGCTCCACGCGCGCCTGCGTGGTGTGATCCAGTTCCGCCACGGCAGAGAAGATCGCGTCGCGCAGTGGAATGGATAGTCCTTCCTTCGCCGCATCCGTTAGCGCCCGGAGTGCTGGCAGCGAACTACCGGCACTTCCCTCCAGAAGGTTGCCAATCAGCGCGGGGCGTTTCACTTTGCGTGTGATCTGGATGAAGTGCTCCAGATGAGGGAGAAGGTTGGGGCCGTTGTCCTTCCCACGCGGCCGCCGCTTCTTTGAAGCCTGCTCGACAGCAGTCTGCTCACGGTTCGTGTTTTTCGGTGCTTGTTGTTCTACCGCTGTCATACAGCAACTCCTTTTCTAAACAAAATGCGCGATTGCGCGAACGGTTAACTACTGCTTTCAAAAAATGCCGACACAAGGTCGGCGCGGTGGGCGCTGAAGGATTACCTGATCTTCGGCTCCGATTTCAGAAGACCATAACGCTCCATCCGCACTTCAATGAAGCGACGGTTCACACCGAATCGCGTCGCAAGTGCTCGCTGCAGGCATTCCATATCGAAGAACCCCAGGTCGCCATCAGCGGTCAGGTGAATGCTCAGGCCGGGCAATTCCGGATCGAGTGACGGGCTGCGATGAATGGTCACACCGAATTTGGGCGCAAGCTCCTCGACAGCCAGATTCAACCGCTGACGCGGCACCAGCAGCGACCCCATGAACTCATTGGCCCGCAGTTCCGCGAAGTACAGGTCTTTGGCAGTATGACCAGGTATCTGCGCAGGCTGGGCCGAGCCAGCTTCGGCGACAGGAAGAACCTTCGCCAAGTGCTCGACGTCGCGGGTGGTCGTGCGATACGCCCGACGCGCTGCTTCGCTGGGGTCGTCGAACAATCCCGGCCCCTTGCTGGCGTCAACAATCCAACCTGGAGCGTCGAAGATGGCATGACCGAGCTCATGGCCCAGGGTGCTGAGCACAAGCTCCTCACTGGCGTGCTCACCGACCGGTGACACCGACACCATCGCTGTGTCGGGCACGCCCGGATCGTATTCACAGATGCCAAGCACCGGATTGCCATCCTCGTCATGCACAACGTCGCCAGTACCGACGAACAGGTCAAAGACAACGCCATTGATCTTCAACCCGGAGATGTCACTCAAGACCGCAAGCGGGATGGCATCGGTGCCCGCTTCGACCAGTTGTTGCCGCGCGAGGACGCCGATACCTTCAATCTCGGAATTCTTGAGGAACGAGGGGCGCATCCGGGTGCAATGCCGGTATCCAAGCGTCAACACCGGCATTTACTTCCCCTTCGCCGCCTGCTTACGATACATCCGAACTACACTCCCGACATCCTCCCGCATGTCGGGTGGAAGGCGGCTCGCCTCGACAAATGCGTCGTCAGGATTGATGCCCAGAAGCTCAGCCGCATTTCGGATCAATTCGTCCTTGGGCGGGTTTTCCATTTCGCGCTCGATGCGCGACCAGTAGGCGGGTGAGATTCCAAGCTGACGCGCGAAGTCATTCATCTGAATTTCCTTCTCTTCGCGCTTGCTACGTATGAAGGCTCCAAAAGCCATAGTTGTGACCCGGTTGCGTGATTGGTTAATTTCCACCATGATAGCGAGCACTCATGGGTGCGTCAACTGTTTCGTTAACGCGCAACTCGTCAGTGCATCTTTGGGGTCATCTCGCGTAGGCGACGCCACACCTGTTCGATGATCAGCATCGAAGCATCGTCGGGGTGAATGCCAGGTTCGCGCTCACGCAGTGCCTGCATCAGGGCGTCATTTCCTTGCCAGAGTCCGAGGTTATTTCGGATCCACATCCCCAGTCCAAAATGCAGGTGGATCAGGTCTGACTCAGGCATCGCCGCAATCTTGGCGGCCTCGGGTTCGGGGAGCGCGGCAATCACCACCCCCGCAGCCTCTTCAATCGTGACGGGCCATTGCTTCTGATTCATCAGCGATCTTTCTTGCGCCAGTCCCAGGGCGGCATCGGATCGACGTCACTCCAGAGCCCGACGTGGCGGGCCCGCGCATCCTGCTCGGCAGATTCATAAGCCCCCGCGTCCTCGGCCGACTGCTCTTTGGCGTACTTCCGGTACCACCAGGCCAATCCGGCGGTGACCTGACCAAGGCCCGCATCAACGGTCTTGGCGCAATCGGGACGTTGGCAGCCGGGGTCAGCCACCATCACCTTCCCCACGATGCGCTGGTAGCGGTCATGCTTGCTCCACTGCACATCGACCTCTTTTCCGAACACCAGCCGAGAAAGGTTTTCCCTCGATCTCTGGCCGAAGGGTTGACTCTTCTCAGGGGCATCAATCCCGGCCACCCGAATCTTGTGCTGACGTTTGTCGCGGTCGAGCACGGTGATCGTGTCGCCATCACTCACGCCGACCACTTTGCCGGCCAACGTGTCGGCCAGCACAACTCCCGCTGACAGGAGAAGTGCCAGACCAAGCCCGGAAAAAATAAGCCGATTACTCCCCATTACCCGCAATTGCCATCCTGTTCGGAACAACAGGCACATTATCCGTGACGGTTTCAATTCTGTGGAGCTGTCATGAAGAACCTCGAACTCGCATCACCATCGGAGATGTCCGCCAGCGCCCGTGCTGGCGAAATCACCACCATCCTTGCCGCCGCCATCGTCCGCACACTCGTCGCCGACGAGCCAAAACAGAGAGAAGAAGTTGGACTTGGCTTCCTGCCCGACCAGCGCGTTCATACAACCCCCTATCAACAGGAGAAGTTGTGATGAACGAGAAACAAGCATCTGTCGCGGCGCGGATTGCCGATCTGGCCTGCCTGCCGATGTCTGAACTCTGGTCGCTCTGGGATCGGTACTTTCCCCGCCGCCCCGACTACCCGAACCGCACGCACGTCGAGTCGCGCATTGCCTATAAGCTGCAGGAAGAAGCCTTCGGCGGCCTCGCCCCCGAGACAAAGCAGCGGCTGGAAGCCATCGGCGCGAAGCACTCCAAGATCAAGCTGCGCGCCAGCAAGCGTGAGTTCAATTTCGCGCCGGGCACGGTGATTCTGCGCGAATGGGGCGACCGTGATCACCGAGTGACGGTCAACGCCGAGGGGCGTTTCGAGTACGAGGGACAAACCTTCAAGAGCTTGACGGCGGTGGCCCGCCACATCACCGGCCAACACTGGAGTGGGCCGCTGTTCTTTGGTTTCGGCAAGGGAGGTGCGCGATGAACGAGATCGCCAGCACCAAGACCCGCAAACGCTGCGCCGTCTACTGCCGAGTATCCACGGACGAACGTCTAGACCAGGAGTTCAACTCCATCGACGCCCAGAAGGAGGCTGGCCACGCGTACATCGCCAGCCAGCGCGCCGAAGGCTGGATTCCAGTCACCGACGACTACGATGACCCCGGCTTCTCCGGCGGCAACACGGATCGGCCCGCATTGAAACGCCTGCTGGCGGACATCGAGCGCGGACTGATCGACATCGTCGTTGTCTACAAGATCGACCGCCTGACACGTAGCCTCGCCGACTTCGCCAAGATGGTGGAGTTGTTCGACCAGCGCGATGTAAGTTTCAGCGCCGTCACGCAGCAGATCAACTCGGCCACCTCAATGGGCAGGTTGATGCTCAACGTCCTGTTGTCCTTCGCCCAGTTTGAGCGGGAGGTCACCGGCGAGCGCATCCGCGACAAGATCGCGGCCGCCAAGCGCAAGGGAATGTGGATGGGCGGGGTGCCGTCCATCGGCTACGACGTCGTGAACCGGCAGTTGGTTATCAACGAGGCCGAGGCGGCGGTAGTGCGCCGCATCTTCGAGGAGATGCTGACCATCGGCTCGCCGACGCAGATCGCCACCAACCTGACCGCCGAGGGCATCACCACCAAGGCCTGGACGACGCAGGAGGGCCAGGCCCGCAGCGGCACGCGCATCGACAAGAAGTACCTGCACAAGCTGCTGCGCAATCGCATCTACCTTGGGGAGTTGTCGCACAAGGGAAATTGGTATCCCGGCGCGCACCCGTCGATCATCGACCAGGCGCTGTGGGACAAGGTGGCGGCCGTCCTGGCCAAGGACGGCCACGCCCGGTCGGTGGAAACCAAGATCAGGTCGCGCACCGACGCCTTGCTGCGCGGCCTGCTCTACACGCCATCGGGCGAGCGGATGTACCCGACCTACTCGAACAAGCGGGGGCACAAGTACCACTACTACGTGTCCAAGTCGGAAAGCCGCTTCGGCGCACCGGGCAAGAGCTACGAACGCCTGCCCGCGCCGGAGATCGAGGCGGCGGTGGTCGCCCAGATCCGCACGGTGCTGACCAGCCCCGAGTCCATCGCATCGGTGGTGCGTCACATCCAGCGCAACGGGGCCCAGATTGACGAGGCCAGCACGGTGATGGCGATGGGTCGGCTCAACGACGTGTGGGATCACCTGTTCCCGGTCGAGCGCCACCGCATCGCCAACCTGATGATCGAACGCATCGACCTCGTCCACATCGGAGAGGTGCAAGGCATCAAGGTGAAGTGGCGGGAGTTGGGCTGGGACAAGCTGATCGGTGAATTCGCGCCGAGGGAGATCGGCGCGGAACTGATGGAGGTCGAGGCCTGATGAACAGCGCGCTGGAAACTTTCGTGCCCCTCCAGTTCAAGCGGAAGAAGGGAAAGCTCCTGGTCGACGGGAGGGAGGGGGGCCACGACGTCCGCATCATCGAGGCTGTGGCCCGGGCGATGCACTGGCACGCCCTGCTCGACACGGGCGCGTTCAAGAGTGTGGTCGAAATCGCCAAGGCCGAAGGGCTAATGCCGACAACGGTGGGCCGACTGCTGCGGCTGGCGCGGTTGGCCCCCGACATCATCGAGCAGTTGATGCAGGGATGCCAGCCCCGAAGGCTGACCCTGCTGTGGCTGATGCGGAACGACATCCCGGCCCTCTGGCCAGACCAGCGCCAGATGCTTGAACGATTCCGGTAG